TAAGAAACAATTTAATAAACATACAATACAAATGTATGATACGTTTTCTAGATGGATTTATTTACACTACACGGGTAATCGTCAAGGAACAGAATTTTGGGAAAAGATAAAGAGAAAAGAATCTGCTCCTAAAGACTATCATAAGATTATGGAAGACTGTTTAAAAGATTTTGACGTTGATGGAATGTCCACACATTTTACCATACCTGGAGATAAAATTATCTCAGTTTTACAAGCTTACGACTTATATAAGAAACAAGCACAAGAAAAATGTTTAAGATTAAACCTCAATGAAAGATATGAAAAAATAGATAGAGAAATTGTTAAGAACACGGAAACACTATTGAAGTATTCCATAGGACACCGAGACTTCTTAGACAACTATCTTTAAGGAACATTATGAAAGTTTACATCAATAGTTATCGCAGCCACTGGCTTTCACCTTATCACATCCTAAAGTTTGTTTGTTTTTGGGAAAAAGATGATAGCATCTTTTATAACCTCGAAGACAAACCTGATGCACCATATGAGAAGTGGGTTAATCGTTTACAACCTATTTGTGAATTTGGTCAAAAGGTCATGGACAAAATTCGTCCTAAAATCGACTATGTAAAGATTGACCAATGGGATACTTGGTCTATGGACCACACTCTCGGTCAAATTGCTTTGCCTATGCTGAAGCAATTACAAGAAAAGAAACATGGTGCGCCTTTTGTGGATGATGAGGATGTACCAGAAGAATTGAAATCTACTTCAGCACCACCTAAAGAAAACGAATGGGATACTGATGAAAATCATTTCAAACGTTGGGATTGGGCTATGAATGAAATGATTTATGCTTTTGAACACCACATCAATAGAGAATGGGAAGAAGCATATCGTTCAGGTGAAATTGATTGGAAAAGTGAAGCTTGCGAATGGGATGAAAACGGCAAAGCAAAAATGTTTAAAATGGTTGATGGTCCCAAAAATACTTATGAATGTGATTATGATGGTATGAAAGTTGTTGAAGACCGCATCAAAAACGGATTTAGACTCTTTGGTAAATATTATCAAGCACTTTGGGATTAAATTTACTATTGCCTTTTATCAGACATTGGTGATTATAAATAGAAAGTCAGCAACACACAAAGCGCTGACATTTTACACAACACACACAGGAGATTTATATGTCTAACATGACACCGTTCGAAATTCGCCTAGAACTTTTAAAAATGGCGAAAGATATGCTCAATGACGATTATTACGGTCGCAGAGAGATTATATCAAACAGTTGGGCTGTCGCTTGCGAACAGGCCCGCATCAAAGGCGAAACACCGCCAGCACATCCGGATTTCCCGGCATATCCATCGGAAAATGAGATTATCATCAAGGCCAAATCCTTGAATGATTTTGTGTCTAACATTTCTACCGAGCAACCAAAGACTATTAGCAAAAAGTCTGCCTGATGGATCGGGAGGTTGCTCTGCGACCTCCCTTAACAAAAAGGAGAAAATATGCGAAAATATTTCGTATCAATCAGTATCATTCTTTGTTTAGCAATGATGACTATCGCAATAACAGGAGCAAATCAGATTAAATATTCCTTACCAAGTAACATACAATTTTACTCATTGACAAAACCAATGCAGAAACAAGTTGAATGTTTGGCTGAAAATATTTACTTTGAAGCAGGACACGAATCTAAAAATGGCCAAATAGCTGTGGCCTTAGTTACACTCAACAGATTGTCTTCAGGCAACTACGCTGATGATATTTGTGGTGTAGTTAATCAAAAAACAGGCAGTACTTGCCAGTTTTCTTGGGTTTGTATGCCAACCTTTACCGATAAACGCTTGACAATCAAGAGTACTCCATTGTATAATGAAGTTCGTAAGGTAGCAATGAACGTTGTTTTTAATTATGAAAACCTATCAGACATTACTAAAGGTGCGACTTATTATCACGCTGATTATGTAAATCCAGGTTGGAAATTACCGAAGACAACAAAGATTGGCGCTCACATCTTTTATAAGAGAGAGTCAGATTTAAAAACTATGACAAAGGAAATTAAACTATGAATGAAAATAAACCCACAAATGTAGAAACAATCACAGGAATTATTTCGGTAGCTCTTGTATTAATTACTGCAATCGGAAGTATTGGTTACTACAACATTCAAGACCGAACATTGATGGCAAGTAACATCGAATCTGCTATCGCTAAAGGTGTGGATCCACTATCTGTACGTTGTTCATATGTAAATGGTGCTGATACAGTTTGCGTTGCTTACGCAGCTTCTCACAACACATCACCTTTTACGAACACCAAAAAGTAATTAAAGGAATTATATTATGTCAGTCCAACAAATCGCAGTTAATACATTATCAAATCCGGCGGACCGTGAAAAACTTTTAAAAGTAATTCGTGAATGTTCCGATTCTATGACTCGTGCTGAGGCCGAGAAAGATTATATCCGTGAGTCAATTACGGAAATCAGTAAAGTTCTACAATTGCCAAAACGCTTAGTTGCTCGTATGGTTAAAGTATACCATAAACAAAATTATGATGAAGAAGTAGCAACACATGACCAATTTGAAACTCTCTATGAAACGGTGGTGAAATAATGCCTAAATTTACTCTTATCTCCGAACATGATGATTCTAGCCGCACAACGGTAGAGTTTGAACGTGACTTTCTTCCTGATGTGATAATGCAAATGGATATGTTCCTACGTGGCACAGGATTCGTTTACAACGGAACTTTGGCCATTGAAGAATTTGAAGACTATACAAATGATGAAGAATCTGATGAATGTGAAAGTGATTCAAATCAAAAATCCTATTCTTTCAAGGACCAAGATGGCACAGTAAACACTATAACAATTACTGGTACAAATTCAAAATGTTATATTTGCGGATTGACAAATGAACAACTTGGTGTTCATACTTGTTTTGATAATAGTTGTCCTATGAAACCTGCTGTATATACAATGGCAGGAAAACTATAATGCCAACTAAAGATGAGATGAAAAAGTTTGCGTTTGCTATCGATTCTATGGTAGCTAACACAACTTACACATATCTTGAAGCTATCATTGAGTATTGTAAAACCACAGGCTTAGAGATTGAAGTAGCAGCGTCCTTAATTAACCACAATCTGAAAAGTAAGATTGAAGGACAAGCTATGGAAAATAATATGTTGAAAGAGAAAAGTTCGAAGTTACCAATATGAGCATTACAGGTTACGAAGCATTTGGCATGTATCAAGCAATCAAATTGCATTTTACTACCGATTCATACGACTTTATGAAGTATGGCGGCAAAAGTAAAATCTCCATTGATGCGTTTGATAATCGTAAGGACAAATATCACTTTCACAAATTATCTCGTAGATTAACAAGTCAAGATGAATTGATTATGTTTCTTGTGGCTAATTTTATCCACAATGACACTATTTGGGTCGGTGACTTGTTAACTGAAGAATCTGAGACCATATACAGGCAACGTCAAAGAGTCCTTCAAAGTATGTCTTACATTTTTGAGAACGATTGTCGCAAGATATTTGATGGTGTCTCTAACCCTAACGAAGTTTTGCAAAGTGACGATGGAGACTATCCTAGACTGTTGAAGATGACTCTACAGAAGGATACAGAAATTGAAACCTTGTGCATACTTAACAACATTCTAGGATTCTTGCCTCTCTGGAATCGTAAGATTAGTGATACTGTCCGATGGCCTCAGTACTCCCGAAAAGTGACCAAGTATGCCGCATTTTTACCTAAAGATGTAGTAAAATTCAAGTTGATTTTGAAAAAGGTGTTGAATGAAAATGAAAACGTTGTATCTTGATATGGATGGTGTTCTTTGCTTCTTTGATAAGCGTTACAAAGAACTATTTAATTCCACGGGAGAAAGAAGCCAAAAAGATTTCAATAAAAATTGGCCTGCGTTCATCGAAGGTAAAAATTTTGAAACGCTTGAAAAGTTTCCTGGTTGTGATAAACTTTTGGCATTTGCTAAAGACTTACAAGACAACCATGGAATAAAAGTTGAAATTCTTTCCTCGTCAGGAGGTGAGAAATTTCATAGTGAAGTAACCGCTCAGAAGATTAAGTGGTTATGCGATAACGGTATTACATTCAAAGCAAACATTGTACCTGGCAGTGGCAAAAAGTCTGCTTATGCTACACCTGATACTGTTTTGGTTGATGATACCGACTATGTGATTGATGCCTACATTAAAGCTGATGGCATCGGCATCCTTCATACGGATGCGGACGAAACAATTGCGAAATTAAAGTCCATGCTTTAAAAACACTAAATACATTTATATAATGTAATCTGTGGATAATCCGTTTATACTTAACATACTCCGTTTATACGAAAAGGAAATAATATGAGTTCATTTGCTAATCTCAAGCGCAACAAAAGTTCGTTTGACAAACTCACAAAGGCTGTTCAAGCCACCTCTGCACCTGCTGAAGCAGGATCCAAAGACGACACACGATTCTGGCAACCAGAAGTAGATAAATCTGGTAATGGCATGGCCATTGTCCGATTCCTGCCAGCACCTTCAATTGATGGTGATGACGCTTTGCCTTGGGTTCGTGTTTTCAACCACGGTTTTCAGGGACCTGGCGGTTGGTTGATTGACAACTGCCTTACAACTCTCAATCAAGCGTGTCCTGTTTGCGAACACAATTCTACTTTGTGGAATTCTGGTATTGAAGCAAACAAGGAAATCGTTCGTAAGCAAAAACGTAAGTTGTCTTACTATGCTAACGTTCTGATTATTTCTGACCCTAAGCATCCAGAAAACGAAGGTCAAATCAAACTGTTCAAGTTTGGTAAAAAGATTTTCGACAAGATTTCTGAAGCAATGAATCCTGAGTTCGCTGACGAAAGTCCAGTTAACCCATTTGATTTCTGGGAAGGTGCTAACTTCAAATTGAAGATTCGTAATGTTGAAGGCTATCGTAACTATGATAAGTCTGAGTTTGATTCTCCACAACCATTGTTTGGTGGAGATGATGAGAAGTTGGAAGAATTGTGGAAGAAAGAGTACTCTCTGAAGGACTTTACTGAAGCAAAACACTTCAAACCTTATGACCAATTGAAAGGTCGCCTTGACAAGATTCTCGGTTTTGAAGGCGGCGCAATCAAAGCTAAAGGCGCTGCAGATGAAGAAGAAAGTAATTTCTCCTCCGGTTATGCTGCTAAAGCTGCTGATGAAGTATTGAGTAAATCTTCTTCTGTTGCGGAAGATGATGACCTTGATTTCTTCAAGTCACTCGCTGAAGACAATCGTTAATAGATAGTCGCCTTTGCAAAGAATTCCCCGCCTTGTGCGGGGTTTTTTATGCCGCAACTCTTTCGACAAGCAACTTCATTAATTCACTATCAACAATACTTGGTGTCGTTGTAGACCTTTGACCGCCATTGCCAGCATTTTGCATATTATTGTTAGTTGTTGGTGCATTAATAACTACTGGCGTTTGCATTTGACTTCTCATTGTATCTGCAAGTGAAGTGGATGCAGAAGCAATTTGTGCTGCAGGTCTAGTTGGTGCAGAAGGTGCTTGGGCAACCATTGTTGTTGGAGGTTGATTTACGCCTGAAGGAGATACACCATTAAACTTACTTTCGTTAGAAGCTATAACCTGAGAAACAGGTTTCATTAAGTGTGGATTAGTATCTCTAGCGGCACCTTTTAATCCTAATACATCTGCCGCAATAAGATTTCCTTGGCCAGATTGTTGTGCTTGTAATAACTTGGAAGCTCCTGCAGCACCAACAGAATGGGCCAATCCAAGATTTTCATTTGTTGGTTCTATACCAGATTGTTTTAATGCTTTAGCATTTCTTTCAGTAAATACTTTTTGCATCAACTCTTGATTTATGCCATCAAATAAAGCGGTTGTAGATAAACCAGCATTGTTAGCCGCATCTGCAACATTAATGAATTGGTATTTTCCTGCAGCATGTCTATTACTAGAACGCATTTTATTTTGCCACTCTATAACTTCACCAATAGTATTTTGTGTAACAGGTTTTCCGTTTATCTTTGCATTACCGGGTTGACCATAAACAGTATCGTAGTTTCCACCAGATTCGGATTTACCAACAACTTCTGAATAACTCGTTGAAGGTGTTGGAGAAGTACTCG